AAGTCAGCTATAGCTTCAGCCTGTGATGAGTATTCCTTACTAGGTCCACAGTCTAAGTCTAAAAATATCGATCTTAGCTGATGGGCGTTGTATGCTTTCCTATTCTCCGTAGTTTTAAAAGTAGCTAGTGCAAAGTACACATCATAGCCAGCGGCATCTAATTCTTGGGCGGCAGTATCTACTTCGTCTACTGTGTCATAGAAATTCTGTTCTCTGCGTTTATCTCTGCTCCGAGCCGCAAACACACAGTAGTTACCGTTATCCCCTAGAACCCTGCTTAGAAACTTTTTTGTTATCATAGCCTCTTTTCCTAACGGGTTGCCGTGGGGCTTAACTAGGACGCATCCTAGTATCTACCCCACGGCGGGTTATCAGTCGTTCCAATCTGCCATTATATCCGCTAAACCATCATCCGTTTCTTTCGGCGGGGGTGAAGATTTCTTACTAGCCTTTTTTACCGGCGCGGGTGCAGGCGCTTCCTCTGCACGGGTGTTAGGGATTGCATCTTCTATCTCAAATCCCGAGATAGTTTCTGGCGCGGCATCAATAGAGAACCCATCCTCTGCACCAAACGGTGAGTATTCTTCCATAGGCTTGAGGTCAATTACTTGCACCGCACGTAACCGTAGCGACACACCATGATCGCGCATACTATAAGGTACGAAAGTTACCTGTAGATGCACAGTGCTACCTGTGGTCAATAAGAAGTCATCGCCTAACCTCTTATTCGTGGCGTCATACTGCGGAGGTTTCATAGTAGCCTCATCACCATACGAACCTTTAAGTACAGCTTTGCCTACATAGCTACCGTCCTCACCCTTTCTGAACACTTCCGCAGGCGCGCCTATCTTAGCTGGCCATTTGGCTTGCTTTTTATCCGCGTAACACAATGCCATAGCGGCATACAACTCTTTGGCCTGAGCTTCAGTCATACGGAAATTTATCTCGTATTTCGCACCCTCCTCCATTGCATCACAAGGTACAGTTTTCCCCCTCTCCCCCGCAGCGGGATCAAATTTATATGTACGGTTAATACGAGGGTATAGTGCAGTAACACCACGCAGGATGTGGTTTGTTGCTTTGGCGTCAGCCATGCTGTTCTCCTAACAGGTTTTTGTTTTTGGGTTAGTTATAAATCGCTCTCGTCAAAGAACGGTGATTTAGGCGCAATACGCGTTGAAAGTATAGCTGTATTTATTGCGTCTAGGGTCTCAGGATGGCATACCATGCCCTCCACATCTCGTACTTCCTCTACATTCAAAGACCGTTTAGGCTTGAAGAATAGTTTAGGTACAGGACTATCTACGTCGAAATAGATATTAGTTAACACAGTGGCGAACCGTGTGTTGTGATTACTAAGATGCTTTGCGTACTGCTGCAGAGGCATACATCCTCGCTGTGGTTTACCGAAGATAGACGTAGCCGATACTTGTAGCTGATAGACCGTATTTAAATCATCCTCTAGCAAGACAGCCACCCGCTGCAAGAACCTACAAGCTCTACCCATACCAGACCCCGAACCACGTATGTTCTGGGTACAGTCCATACACCTAGAAGATTGTACGTCCTCAGTAGAAACCTCGCTATCTGGTCTGTCAGTATCGGCAGACCAGCATGTAGGCGCAACAGGATTGGCAGCGTCATACTCGTCTTTATAATAAGCGCGGGATATATTCGCTGCGTTTACTATAACTGCATCCAATGAGGCCGTGGAAGTACCATCAGACAGAGTAAACACACCGCCCCCAGTGCTTATACGGCGTAATGCTTCCGCCATCTAGGTCTGCCCCTGTGGACCCATTTCTTTAGCACTAAACATTTCTAATTGTTCCCCATCAGGATCATACTTCTCAGCTAGCAATGCGTCTTGCAGCTTCGCGATGTCGAACCTATAGGTATCATTTAGCTTAATGAACGTGCTATCAGGTATACGTCCCTGCCTGAGCCACGCTCGCACTGTAGACACAGACACTTGGAAGTGCTTGGCTACATCTTCAATTTTACTCAAATCTTGGGTCATTTTTTCCTCACAGCTACAGTATACTCTGAATCTACATTTAGACCTTTAGGTACTAGGTCGGGGTGATCTTCTAAGAACTGCTTAACGCTAGTTTGGTTAAGCCGCTTCTCGTAAAAATGCGGAACGTCATGCTCCATTATAAAAGCATTCATGCTTTCCCAATCACTAGTCCAATAACGCTGCTTCACCGACCTGTAGAACAGACCTTCAGAAGTCCTAACACTATCTACAGCATGTTCTTTACAGTGTGATAGCAGGGCTTTCTTTATCCTGTCTAGTTGTTCCGACAGCACGCCATCCTGCTGCTTGTATTCTGTGGACAGCTCAGACCGCTTCTCGCGTATCTTTATGTACGTCTTTGTCAGTTTATCGACCGTAATAGACATATCATCCTCCGTTATTTACTACCGATCTGTGGTATATATTAACAATAGATAGCTAGTCAAGTAAACCTTTGTATAAATCTACAATTTTTTTATGTACGTTTATACGCCCGTCTAGTAATTCGTAGATACGTTCTTCTACGCAAGAGCCTGCTAGTTGTACCACAGTACACTTGTTGTCTTGCCCTGCTCTGTGGACCCTAGCGTTAGCCTGTGCGTAAGTTTCAAGTGAAGGTGTCGGACCCCACCATACAACAGTATTGGCTGCGGTGAGAGTAACGCCATGCGCTGCGGATGCAGGTTGGATCACTAAGACTTTAGGGTTGGGTTCAGTTTGAAACTTGCGGAATATCGTAGTGCGCTTATGCACAGGTACATCCCCGCGTATAACCTCAGTAGATATCTTGTCAGCCCGTAACTTTTCAGTGAGTAGGTCTATTGTGTGTTTGAAGGGTACAAACACCAGTATCTTCTTACTACTCTCTGCTATTACCTCCTGTAGAACTTTGTATCTGTTAGATATGTCAAACTCCACAACCCCTTTATCGTCAGTATAGACAGCCCCACCTGATATTTGCAGTAGTTTACTCATCTGCACAGCGGCGTTCACCGCGGTGATCTCTTCACCTGCGGCGTCCGTCATCATCTTCTTACGCACTTCTTCGTAATAGAACTCTTGCTGCGAGGTTAGCTCCACATTACGCCTAACATACACCATATCCGGCAAGTCTAGACATTCGTCTTTGGTGAAACGTATAGCTGGTTGTAACGCATTAAATACTATTTCAGTAGCGCAGTCTTTAACATCCCACTGCCACATAGTTGATCTATACATAACCATATCCCGAAACGGTCCAAAGTATTCTGGTACGCCTTTAGGGTTAACTAACTTGGCTAAACCAAAAGCATCGATAGGGGATTGTGCAGCGGGTGTTCCTGTCATAAGCCAGAGCCAAATGTTAGGTGACAGTAGCCGTTTAAGGGTTTTCCACCGTTTAGTTTGGACGTTTTTATAGTGGGTGGCCTCGTCAACTATTATAAGGTCAAAGTTTCCGAAAGCTATTTCAGTCTCTACAAGTGCTACACCATCGTAATTTATAATAACAAACTCAGCATCCCCTTTAATTACGGATGCGCGTTTCTTCTTTGAGCCATAAGCAACGTCTACCCTGCGGTGCATAGCAAAGCTGAACAGGTCATCTCGCCACGCTGAATCCATAATAGATAGAGGGCATATTACTAACACCCTCGTAACTAATCCCTGCTTCATAAGATAATCTGCGGCCCAGATAGCACTAGCGGTCTTGCCTGTACCTTGCTCGTTGAAACAGAACGCACGTTTGTTTAACGTCAGGAAAGAGGAAGTCTGCTTTTGGTGATCAAAAGGAGTGTACTGCCCCGTCCACTGATAACGTCTATCTATAGGGGAGGGTGCTTTTATACCTACGCTCCGTAGTGCGTGTACCTCATCTATACCCCAATGAACCACTACCTCTTTCCCCTGCAGTTCTTTGCTTTTAGGGATCATAGAAGTGATCTGTTTTGGGTGGACTGCTGGTATAACCAGAGCCTTATCCTGTAGTATTTGCATGTTGTTCTCCTACTAGGACGCGTCCTAGGACTTTCTTTTTTTAGGGCTACTCATAGCACCCCCTGCGGCTCGGTTCTTCTTACGGCTTTGGACCGTTACTCCATCCTTATTCTTGCCGCCTTTACTTAATGCCTTTTTGTGAGAGATGTCCTTACCTTCTCTCCGGTCTGCCACACCGTTTTTGTTAGCGTCTACACTGGTCGCATCCATATTGCGCCGCGCACGCTGCCGCTCTGCACGCGCTGGGTTCTCACCACGCGCCTTCTGCTGCTGATATTCTTTCTTATACGGGCGGGCCTTGTTCACATATCCCATATCAATTCCTTCCGTTATGTATACACTCTAATACTGCGCAATGGCGTCTGCATAATCCACTAGGTTTAGGGTTCCATACATCGTTATCCGCGGCATTCTGCATCTTAGCATATGTACCTAACCACTTCGCCCACAATCTACTTATGTCAGACCTACTATATGTATCTTTTACTATAGCCGTACACACAACAAATAGAAGTGCGGCTTTCACGGTCTGGACGTTAGGGAAGTGCGCGAACACAGTCAGGGCCATAAGCTCAAGCTGGCCTTTATCAGCGTACTTAGCGGATTTGCCTGTCTTGTAATCTACAACCCAAGCTACATCATCGTCTAGTATTACCAAGTCTACTATACCACGGAACCAAACATCATCATCAAAGAAACCGCATGGCTCTAGGTCTGCGGTCAGTCCTAGCTTTTCTTCGCACAGCTTTCGCCCTTGCTTGGCGTTGAGGTTATCCATCGCACCCTGCGCGTATGAATACTTCGTGGGTAAATCCTTATCATCGCGTATATGTTCTTCACAAGCCAAGTGAAAATCAGTGCCATATCTCATAGCATCTGATTCAACTACAGGATACTCTTTAAGTATCTTCTCGTGGTAAAACTGCTTTGGGCACTGCTCAAAGGCTTTGATC